CACGGCCCGCGCGGGCGCAAGAAGGATCGACCGCGCGGGCCGTGCAAGTCGGCGACCTCATCGCCGCGACGATCACCGCGAAGTCGCTCACGGATCTGGAATCCGGCGCGAATTTTCCGCAACTGGCGACAGCGGGCACCGTCACCACGGCGGCGGGTGTGGTGACGCCTGCGGTCACGATGAACACGCCTGACGGCGCTGACAATGGCTATATCGCCCTCGGCGGCGGCGGCGCGGCCAATAATACCCGCGGCGGCACGACCTATCTCTTAGGCAACGAAAACGCGCAATCCGGTTGCATTCAGCTTCTGGCGGGTGACCCGAACGGGCGCATCGAGTTTTATACCGGCCCCACGGGGCAGCGCGGCACGATGCACCCTTCGGGCGGGTTCGGTTGGGGCACCGCGACGGACCCCGGCCCCGCGGTCATCTTAGTGAGCGGCGGCGGTGCGAGCGGGAGTGAACTCCAAACGACAATCGGTCGGGGGTTTGTCACGACGGGAACCAACCTCACCACGTCGTCTATCCATGAGAATTTCTATAATCCGAATGGGTTGGTGGGAAGCATCCAAACCAACGGGACAGCCACGGCGTATCTCACCGCTTCGGATCAACGGCTCAAGACGGATCGCGGCCGACTGGCGGATCGGACCGTGCTGCAACGCACGATTGTGCACGCCTTCGACTGGCAAACGGACGGCACCCCGGGGCGGGGCGTGTTCGCGCAAGAGGCGATCACGGTCGCCCCGTTTGCCGTCTCCGAAGGGACCGACGAGCGCGACGAGCACGGGCGGCTCACGAAGCCGTGGCAGGTGGACTACGCGAAGTATGTACCCGACCTCATCGCGGGGTGGCAATCGCACGACGCGGATCTCGTGGCCCTCCGCGCCCGTCTCGCGTTCCTTGAAGGGGCGGCCACGGCCAGGCGGCCGGTCTCCGCTCTGCGCGTGATGGGTGCCGCGATCATGGCGCGGGTGCGGGGATGGTTGGCACCCCTCCGGCCCGCGAAAGTGTAACCGGGCGTGATCCGCAGCGATGTTCGGCGTCAATAGTTTCGGGTCGCCGTACTTCGGGCAAATCCTCCCGAGTGGGGCGGCGCGCCTCCTCGCGGCGGCGGTCGTCTCGGTCGCGACCGATGCCTCACTCACCGCGCCCGCCGCGGTCGCCGCGACCGCGTCGGTCGTGGTCGGGACCGACGCGACGCTCACCGTCCAAGGACCGCTCCTCGCCGAGGCCGGGTGTGCGGTCGGCACGACGGCCGCGCTCAGTCTCCGCGCCGTCCTCGCCGCGTCGGCGACGATGCCCCTCGGGACCGCGGCGACGGTCACGCAAACCGCGGACCTCCGCGCCGATGCGACGCTCGCGGTGCGCGTCACCGCGCCGCGCCTCGATGTCGGCCCCGTCACGATGGCGGCGGCGGCGGCATGGGCGGTTACGTGCCCCGCGGCGCGCCTCTCGACGCTCCCGGCCGATTTTCGGAGCGCGCCGTCGATCCATCTCGGCACGATTGCGTCGCTCACACAAACCGGCGTCGGCGCGACGTCGATTGTGATTGCGTTCGGCGGCGCGATTGTGACGCCGCGGGTCCGACAAGGGTCGGTCGAAATCGAGGACATTCTCAACGAGGCCCCGAACACCTGTCGGTTTATCTGCGAGACCGATCCGCCCGCGGTCGGGACCGACATCAAGATCGGGTTGCAAAATCTACTCGTGCCAAACCTGATTTTCGCGGGCACGGTCAAACGCCGCGCGCAAGTCTACGAGGCGAAAACGACCGATCTGTTTTGGGAGATTGAGTGTGAGGACTACACCTATCTCCTCAATCGGCGGCGCGTGTTCGGGACGTGGACGAACGTCTCGGCCTCGACGGTCGCGCTCAGTCTCCTCGCGAGTTTCACCTCGGGGTTCTCGAACGCGGGGATCGTGACCGGCCTCCCCGCGGTCACGGTCACGTTTAACGGCGCAACCGTGATGGAGGCGCTCAGTCAACTCGCCGCGCTCATCGGCGGCTACACCAAAGTCGATTACGGAAAAGTCGTGTGGTTATTCGTCACCGACCCGGGCGTGCAACCGACGCCGATCACGCCGACTAATCGCACGCTCCAATACACGCCGCCGATCACGCCGACGCTTGACGTCTCGCAAACGCGGACCCGGGTCCACGTCCGCGGCGCCGCGGTCGCCGTCGTCGGTCCCGCCGACGCGCGCCTCGGGCCGGTCCCGTCGATGTCGTTCGACGCGGCACTCGCGGGCGGCTATTCGTTGAACGCGACGATCAAAACGGTGAACTACACCGTCGGCGCAGACACGAACTCGCTCCTCGTGTGCGTGACGACGGGCGCGGCCGACCTCATCGTGAGCGCGACTTACGACGGCGTCGCGATGACGTTCCTCGATAAAGCCCCCAACGTGCACGGGAGTGAATGGATCTATCTCTACGGCTTAACCAACCCGCACCCGGGGGCGCATGCGGTCGCGGTCACCGCGAGCGGCGTGTGTACTTACATCGGGCTGACGATGGCGTCGCATCGCGGCGTCCTCGGACCGGTGCATCCGATCCACGCGTCGGTCGCGGACGCGGCCTCATTCGCGCTCGACGTGAGCGGCGCGGGCGCGTGGGCGGTCGTGTTCGTCCGTCATAACCTCGGGACGACCCCGACGACGGTCACGGGCGGCGTGCTCCGCGCAACCCAAGCGAGCGACGGTATCGCGAGCGTCGCCGATAGTGGCGGGGCGATCACGGGACCGATCACGATGACGACCCCGTCGCCGTGTGTGTGGAATGGGATCGGTGTGGCGCTGCAAGCGGGCGCGGTCGAAGTGATCCCGATTCCGGTCGCCGATGCGACGATGTTCGCGGCGACGGGCGGCACGGTCATCAGCGACGACGGGCAAATCCTCCCCTATACCGGCAAGGACCCCGGCAACGTCGGCGGCTCGGTCATCATCGGCAATATTTCGGGGCCGACGTTTGGCGGGTCGCCCGCGCTCGCGCCCGCGGTCGCGGGCCGGTTGAGTGGCACGTATCGCTGGGCGATTGCGTTCGGCAACCCGCAAGGCGAGACGACCATCGGCGCGCCGTCGGCCGCGCTCTTTTGTCCTGACGTCACGAGTCCGACCAACGCGCCGGGCGTGGGCGCGACGGGGACGGTCGGCCCGCTCGTCGGCGCGTATCAGTACCGCGTCGCGTACCTCACGACGCTCGGCGAGACGTTGCCCGGGCCGGCGACCGGGCGCACGGCGAACGCGCTCGCGCCGCCGACCCTCACCGCGGGGACCGCACCCGGCGTCTCCCGCCTCTCGCCCGGAACGTACAAATGGGTCGCGACCTATGTCACCCAGTACGGCGAGACGGCCGCGGGGCCGCCGATCCAAAGCACGCAACCCGACATCGCGATCCCGTTCCCGCCGACGGTCCAAAACGCCAACGGGGCCGGGCCGCTCGCCGCGGGCGCGCCCTACGCGTATCGCGCGACGTTTGTCACAACCGACGGCGAGAGCGCGCCGGGGACGAGTGTCACGTTCACACCGAGTGCCCTCGTGCTCCCGGGCGTCGGCGGATTTACTCCGAATGGGTTCGGGGGGTTGCTCGGCGGCGCGTACTACTACGGGATCACCTATGTCACGGGCCTCGGCGAATCGGGGATGAATACGCAGTACGGCGGGTCGGGGTTGGCGATGAACTATCCCGGGTGGTACGTCGGCTGGTCGGGATCGCAAGACGGTAACGGGCGGATCGAAAAGGGCTGGACCTATCTCTGGGCGGCAAGCTACTACTCCGACGCCTACGGCGAGACCGCGCTCGGGCCGCAACAAAGTTTATTCGTCGGCGGCAGTGTCCCGGTACGCCTCCTGATGAATATCTCGAATTTCCGCCCGACCGGCGCGGACGGCGTCCGCATCTATCGCGCGATTTCGGGGATCGGCGGGTTCGCGCTCAATAAAGAATTTCGCTTCGCGAGCGGCGTCCCGACGCAGTACTGGGACGACATCAGTCAAGGCGAGTGCGGGTCGAACTATCCGATTCAAACGATCCGCGCGGGCGTGTGTATGCAAGTCACGATGTACCCGACGAGCGAGACCGGCGTCATCGCGCGCCGCCTCTATCGGACCAAAGCGGGCGGCGCGGAATACTTCCTCGTGAGCGAAATCCAGAACAACGCGCAAGCGGTCATCACCGATTATTTTTTCGACAATCAACTCGCCGGAAGGAACCCGGCGCAACCGACGACCGGCCGCCTCGCGCAAGTCTCGGTCCCGACCGGGCCGACCGGAACCCTCGCGCGCCGCCTCTATCGCTCGAAGCGGGATGTCACAACCGCATGGTTTTTCCTCGGCGACCTCCGCGACAACGCGACGCCAAACTTTCTCGATACGGTGCCTGATACGGCGCTCACCTCCACGATGCCG